ACAGCTTCATGTATTTTGTTTTTATCTTTAGTAATACCGTAAGCCATTGTCCTAAATTTATCTGTCAGCTTTGATATTTCTATATAGATCTCAGTCATTGGTTGGCTCTAGTTTATCTAGTTTGTCTACCGTTTCTTGTAGCATTTGATCTAGTACTACTTTGTAAGCCCTGACTACTGCTGCATTGCCTTTTGTTTCTATACCAGCAAAAAAGCCGCTAGTCATAACTGATACATTGATTGGCATAATCATTATCCAATCATAAAAATTGTTCTCTCTAACTCCTGTGCCATATCCATTTGAATAATCAACTATTAATTGTAATACTTCTAAATAATTATTGTATTTTGTTTTCGTTGCTATTTCTTGAGCAAACTGTTTGCACATCTCAACATATATTTCAATGATCTGTTTATGATTCTCACTTGAATATATCGCATTTTGCATATTCAAAATTATAATAAAAATTTATTCTATTCCCTTTTCTTTTTTTAATTTATCAACAAGGCTTTTGTAATAACTAATCTTTTCATCATAATCAGATCTAGAAAACTTCACTATTGTCTTAGCTAAATATTGCAGTTCTTGAGCTGTGCCTTCTCCATATTTAGAATCCAAACCTAAAGCAAACTTATACTGCTCTCCTTGTTTAAACATATTACAGCCTACGCATTGTGGTTGACAATTAACTTCATCGAATCTTGTAGCTAAAAAACTTCTTGACTGAAAATGCCCACATTGCATTCCAGATTTATAATGCTTAACACAACCGCAAGTATAACACTGAACCATTCCTTCAGCAGTTGCATCTCTTAGCCTTATATAAAGACTAAAAAATTTATCTAGTTCTTTCTTGAGTTTACTAATAGACTTCATATCCTAAGTCTTTTTTCCATTTATCTTGTATCTTACCCTTTCTTGCAGCATATATCTTACCCCTTAATCCTGGGCAATACTCTTGTAGTTTTCTACGCATTCTTTCTATTGTCTTAATGTTTGTCAGTTTGTTATTAGCAAACATCTGCATAAACTCTAAGCCATTCATTTTATTAGGATCTATTTCTTTACGCTTTAATTCTTTCCACCAATAAGCAGCAATTAACATATTATCATTATCTCTTAAATGTGGTTTAATGGTAAGTAATTCTCTTACGATTTCTTTAGTTTTCATTCTTTTAATTTATAGTTAATATGTAGTAAAACTGCTATTATTATTGCCCATCCAATCATCTTGTTAAGTTTTAAAAAAAAGAGGGAGATAACCTTTACAAAGTATAACCTCACAAATTAATTTTTATATTAGTTTTAACCCTCTTTTTTATGTTAGTAATTTTGGCTCTGGTCTATAATGTAAAACCCTATCTGGTTTTTCTCCTTTTTCTACTCTTGATCTTGCATCCCATATTAATTCCTTATGTTTTCTTAACCAACTTATATAGACAGGTATGTTAAAATGTATAAAATTACTTTTTGTTGGCTCTCTTAATCCTAAATAAAAAGCATTTTCTGCATCCTCAAAATAAAAATTCTTGTACATTCTTTTTAAATCTTTAGCTAAATCTTGTGACATTACCATTATTGTGTCCTCATCAACATTATGCTGCCCTACACCTATGTATGTTTTGCTTACTAAATCTACTGAGGACATTAACAGATCCTCATCTGAGATTGTATTTATTAATCTCTTATTGTTTTTTTAGTTTTTCTTTTACGTTTAAATTTTTTTGCAATTGCTGGTGTATCTTGCTCATTGATTTAGGTTTCTTTGTTTCTCTGCGTTCCCAAGTCCTTACTGCAGCTTTCCAGTCTTTCATTTTATTCTTTCCTATTTTCCAATCTTTGCTTTCATAAAAATCTATAAACGCTTCTGCATCTATATTATTATTTCTTTCCTTACAATAATCTACAATATCATCAATACTTGGTTTTTTAAAAAGCGCCTTTCTATTACTATCTGTAAGATTAGTATTAGTTATATTTATATTAGTATTATCTCTAAACTTATTTTGTGTAGGCTGCTTAATTAATTTTATGTGCCTAGTCAATATTTCTTTAGTACCCTCCTTAAAAATAGTTGTCCTTGTTATAAACTTATTATCCACTAAACACTTTAGCCAGTTTTGAATAGATGTTTTACTTACATTGTAAAGAGTTGCAAAGTATTGTGTTGATGCTGTGCATTTACCATTCATATTACATAAAGCAGTTATCTCAGCATAGAGCAATTTAGAATTAGGAGATAGATTCTTATTGTATCTTAAATCTGCTGAGATAACTGCGTAGTAATTTGGTTTTTGCATTAAATTATTTTTATTGTAAAGTGATAATTTTTGAGTGCTAACTTAACAATTTCTAATTGATTTGAAAAATCAAAATAAGAAGTTTTAATTACACAAATAGTTTGCCCACTTGTTACTTCTAGTAAAACATCAGAATCTAACTTTTCAACAACACCATTTTGCAGCAAATGACTTTTCATAAAATGCTTATCTGTAAATATTTTCTTACTACCATCAATATCTTTATACGCCTGATATATTTTGTCAAAAGCTGTTCTATAAACACTACAATGCTTAAAATTTTTTTTATGATGACTTTGATAATGGTAAGTTATACACCTATCCCTGTTTAAAACTTTAGCAACTATATGTCTAGGAATATGCTCCTCAGTCAATCCTATATATCCTGCAATAGATCTAACTGCTTGTATGTTTCTTTTTCTAGTTTTAAGCGCTAGAGAACCATTAGGCAATCCCATTACTCTGGTAGCAAGACTGCATAATGCTTTGAAGTTTAATTCGTGAGTCATATTAGAAAGGTAAATCATCATTATCATTAGATGTAACAAAACCCTGATCTTGTATATCCATTTCAATTCTACCTTTTAATTCATCATTGACAGCTTGATTAATTTCTGAATTATTAAGCCCTATTCTCCAGCAATCTATATTATTGTAAAATCTACCTTTGTATTCTCTTGAATATACATTGCAATTTGCAATCACATTATCCCCTTCTTTTAGATTATCTAATAGTCTGATCTTATCTCCCATAAATTTAAGTGCTACTTGATTTTTATAGTCTGATTCAGTTTCTATTATACAAATTTGACTCTCCCATGTTTTACCAGCCTTAGAAGTTCCTGCTTCAGCTTGTAATTTTTTACTTAGTTTTCCTTTAATTTCCATTGTTTTTTATTTTTTAATTAATTCTCTGATTTGTTTTATTGTTTTTCTTGCTTCTATTATTTGCAACTTTAACTCCATGTTGTTTTGCCTAACCCTTGCATTTTCTTTTAACAGGGAGTTAACTTGAGTATCTGGTTCTTGTTTATTAATACTGTTTATAGGTATAGTCATAATTATATATTTTTAATTTTCCAGTTTATATATTTGCTCAAAGTTTCACCATCAAAAATTATTTTGTCCTTTTCAGGAGAATAAGGGTACTCCCTGCCATTAGTATGTTTTTTAGCTTGGAGTGTTTGTATAGGAAGTCTGTATAAAAAACGACCAATACCAAAACCAACACAAGCTCTTTTAAAAGCATCTGAAGCGTGTCCTTTGTCTTTTTCTACATTACTTTCCGATCCTGTATCATCTTGCCATACCCACTCATTGCCATTATATATTTCTACTCTACAAAACAAAAGACCATCAGCAGAATAGTAAGACTTTTTCCAATTACCAACACCCACAACCTTATCTAACAAGTCCATACAATCTCTTGCATCTATATATGCTACACAAGTTGCCTTACCATATTTAACTGATTGTACTCTCCATTTATAAGGTAGTTCTTTTTTTAAGTTTTCAAGATATTTTTCCATTATATTAAATTTATTATTAATGCTTTGTCTTTGTAAGACTTAGCGTATTCTTTTAATCTATCTTTATCTGTAAAGTTAAAAGCTTCATCTAAGTTAAGCCCTGACTTTTTACAATAATCATCAAGAGCTTTATCTATTTGCTTTCTTGTTCCAAATATTCTTATAGACTTACTATATTGCTCAATGTCAGCTTCATAGCAGTTGAATTGTCTATTCCATTTTCCTGTTGTTTTATAATCCCCATTAGGGTAAAAATAATACGAATCACATTCTAGTTTCATATTTAGTAGTTTAATTGTATGTGTAATAAAACTGATCCTATAAATAAAAGACTCATACCAACACAGCCTAAGAAAAACTTAACTTGACTAACATTGTCTTGTTGATCTATATAGTACTCCTCTAATAAGTTAATATATTCCCCTCTTGCATTTTTGGCAAACACAAAGTCAGCAGCAGCTTTTCCGCTTATTATAAATGACTTGCCTGTTTTTTTACTTGTAAATTTCATAATTCTTTTTTATTGATTAATACGAAGCAAAGATACAAAACTTTTTAATTATTAACACAATTGTTTACAAAGTTATTAACAAAGTAATAAACAATAAGAAAGGACTGTACAAGCGATTGTAATACGCTTACAGTATATAGGTATTAAAAAGAAGTGAAAGTGGCTTAGAAGCTATACGGATAGGCTTAAAATAGCTATTATAATAAGCATGTAAAATAAGTAAAGTTGCCAAGAGATTTTGTCTTTCATTATAATGGCATCAATAGATTGATGGGTAGTGTTCCGTTATTGAGTACAACTGCACATCCTATTGCTTGTCTCCTGAAGTTTTTAGCGTAAGCTGCTGCGTAAGTAGTAGAATCAACTCCGCAACCTACTTGCATTCCAAACACTCTAAATCTTTTTCCAACATACCAGCGAGTGTAGGCTTCAGTATGTGTATGACCGCAAACACTTGACATCAGATTGTTCTTTGCTTTTGTTTGTGCTTGACCACCTTCGCCATGTTCGTAAAGCACATCATCATAAGTTACTGATTCTGTCCAGTTCCAATCAGGAGTTCCTAAGACTTCATTGTAAGACCTTAACCAAGAAGCAGGAATGCCGCCTGTCATAGCTTTTCTAGAAGCCATACGGTCATGATTACCAATACAAACATCAGCAACAGGAAAAGCCTTATACCATTCAGCCACTTTCTCTATTGTCTTTTCTAGTTCTAATCCTGCTGACATACCATCTGGATCAGGCTCATGGTAAGAAAACGCATGATTATCCAGTATATCTCCAATAAATATTACTTGATTGCAATTATAAGTTTCGTATTGCTCTAGGCAAAAGTCTAAGTAACCTTCTAAGCAAAAAGGTTCATGCAAGTCACCGATCACCAGAATGTTCCTAGTGTCGGATTCTCGCATTTTTTGTATTGCCACAACTTCATGCGGCTTTAATCTGTATCTATTATTTTTTAGCAATGTCTGCAATTCCTTGACCGACAACTAAAGTTAGTAGTGCGTAGTATAAGTTTTGAGCAGTTTCTACATCTACTCCTAAAAACTTTACTAATGCAGGTACAACTATTGAACTAACTGCGTACCAGAATTTCTTTGATTTAAACATCTGACCGATAAGGTACTTTT